ATGCTACTGGCGGTTCTGATTTAGCCACTTTAATTAAAACAGTTCTTTGTGCCGTTCTATTTACAGCGCATCTAGTAACAATTCTTTTAGTTGTATCTGGAACCGTATAATTAATAGAAAAATCACTCCCAACTGTTAAAACTTGTGGAGTAACTGAATCGTATTGAAACTCTAAAACCTTTGATTGTAACCAAGCAGCCGAACCAACAGCAGCAGTTTTAATTTTAGCTTCTAAATCTGCTTTAAATATATCCCATAATGTTTCCTGTAAATACATTTGAGTAGCTACAATATACTTGAATAATGTATAAATAGCAGAGTTTGATGGGCTGTTTAACCCACTTAAAGCTGTTTGATTTGCTTGTTCAGCATCTAATAATGCTACGATTGTATTTATTGACCTTGCCATTATATTTCGTCTGGATCTACTATTTCAGTAGTTAAGTTAGGTGTTAATGTTTCTAAAGTAGTATTTTGTGTTTGATTATCGTTACCTAAAGTAGCGTAATCCTGTATGTAATCTTGCACATTTGGATGGTCGAAGTTTTGTTCTTCATTTCGTCTTAATAACTTACCAAAAGTACTATATTGTTTATTATGTACCGTTTGCCAAACAGTATCGGTTAACGTTAGTATTGAAGTATCTTCATCTAAATAAGATTCAAATAAGATATGTAAACGTACTGTTAAATCGTATTGTTGTGAAACTGCTAATTTACCTTTATCTGTATAATTACTAGGTAAAAACTCAATACCAATAGATGGGTATAAAAACGCATTTTCTTCGCTTTCTTTCTCTAATTGGTTATTCCATAGAAACACTTTTTTAATGCCACTAATAGCAGTTAAATCAGTTTTTAATGAGTTATATAAAGTTAGTTTAGACATTAATGCAAATAACTAAAAATAAAATAATTGAAACAACCATAAATAAAATACACTTTTTAACAAGGGTAAGTTTTTCTTTATATTCTTTTTCTGTCATAATATGCAAATATACGAATTATTTATTAAATTGTTTCTTAATATTTTTATCAATAAAAGCAATTATTTGTCTATTTAGTTTTCCTGAATAACCTATAAACTGTCTTTTAGGCATTTTAAATGGATATTTACCAAATGCTTTACCCATTAACCCATCATTATGAATCCTAGCGTAAATAACATCTGTTGAAATTTTAGCAGATAAACTACCAAATCTCCTACTTCTAATTGAACGGCTTAAACGTCCTGCTCCAGCTTTACCTATCAAAATACCTCTATCAATTCCTAAACTTTTTACACCACTTTCACCACGTCTACCACGTTTATAAGTATCAATACCTCTTTTACGTTTTTTCCAAGGCACAAAAGTTTCATCTGTAAAACCACCATCACTAAATGATTTAGTAAAGTGATTAACGGCTAAAACACCAGCAGCTTCAACCATTTTATTAAGTTGAGGTTTAAACGCTTCAATCTGTTTTAATATCTTTTTATGTTCCGTAAATGATGCCATTAGTTTAATCCAAAGTAAAATATTTGACAGTAATTTAAACCGTTTTTATTCTTATTCAATAAAATGTGGGTAAAATAATAACAACTACAAGTTAATTGTTCGTTTACGTTTCCTTTGCCTATTAAGTTGTTAATCATGGTTTAGGTAAATAAAAGTTATTACTAGCTAAATCTTTATCTTTTGGAGCTACTACAAAATAAGGGTGCTTATCACTAAACACTATCTTTTGTTTACCTGCATTCATCATAAACTCAGGCGGTACAGTACTAGGTTGTTTAAATCCTTTTAAACTTGTTTTATCTTCGCTATCTGTTTGTAATGTAGTACATCTACAATTCCAGCCATTCGGTGGAAAATAGTTATCCCAAAACTTATCATTTACTGGACGTGAAATATTATTTAACATAGCGTGTTCAGGACGTACCCTTCCATCTCCTACTGTGCTATAAGTTAGCATAGGTAATAATTCTGAATTACTTTCAATATCCATCCACATACTAGCACTCCTACTTTGTGATATGGCAGCGTTATATTCAGCTCTTAAATAGTTTTCATTGTAATTTTTGAATATATCAGTACCTGTTTTTTTATACTCGCTAAATGGTTTAATCCTATCTTTGTCGTAAATAGCATCTACCATTTCACGTACTTGGTGGTACTGTTTAGCTCCCGAAAATACATAAACGTTATTTCTTAAATCGTTAAGCATTTTAAAATCGGGACTATTCCATTCAACATCGGTTAAAGACTTACCAAAGCCATTATAAACACCATTAGTTAGCTTTTCGGCTACTCGTAAATAGGTTGCAACGTCTAAAGATTGTGGAGTAATTAAACCACTATAAACACCGATAACAATACGTTCAATTTCTTCGTCTGAAAATATGTTAATTGGTGCAGCATTTTGTATGTCGCAAAATGAACACATTATTTATAGAGATTATCTAATCTATTTTTAATATTTACCACATCGGTAGGATCATTAACTACAACAACCTCACTACCATATTTTTCATCTAAATACTCTGGAGTAAAAGTAAATTTACCAGTTTTGATTAACTCAATATCTATTTTAGACTGTTCAATTAGACTTAAATCATCTTCTGCTTTAACTGTTATTTTAACACCTTCAGGGAATATACCTAAACGTGTCATCATTGGAACTAATTGATAGTTTAAAACACCTTCAATAAAAAATTCATCGTTATAAGCTACATTCTTTAAAACACGTTCTTGTACTTCTGCACTACCTACATAGGCTTTTTCATCTAATGTTCCTGTTTGCCCTAAAATAAGTTTTGATATTTCGCTATTACATCTTTGTATCATCATATCAAACACCTGAAAAGCATCTGAACGGTTACTTTCTACTAACTCAATTAAATCATCAGTATCAAACACCCCATAAGAAGCTACACCCATATTTCTAAGCATTGATTCCATATTAGCTCGTGTTTCTTCATCTCTAGTATTAGTTTTACCTATTCTAATAGGGCTACCAAATATTTCTACAAATTCACTCCATGCTCCTAATGCGTTTTTCTTCCAAATAACTAAAGGGGCTGCTTTCATGTACAGTCCTAAATCTCTATCCTTACCAACTCCAATACACCAATTATTATAAGGTGGATCTAAGTAAGGATAACCACTTAAATCTGCATAGGTATTAGTTACTATATGAAATTCGGGCTTAACGTATTCACGAGGTACTAATTCAACTGATTTAAAAGCATTATCTATAACGCTATCAAATTGAATTAATGAATGTCCGTAAAAAATAGCATCTAATGAATAATCTATAAAATCTCTAAACCATTTATGCTTAATAATTTTCTCTAAATCTTCGCTTTCTTCACCGTTTAATAAAACATCAAAATCTTTAGATAGTGTTAAGTTTTTACGTTGGTTTACTGCTGCTGTTAAATGAGCATCTAATTCAATATTTTTGTAAACCTTATATAATTCCGAACGTTGCGGAGCCGTTAATGATTCAGCTCTAATAACTGCACTTTTATAAGTAGATATATCTGTAATACCTCTGTATAATTGTGTAGGAGTAGTAATACGTTTTCTAATATCTGCCGTTTTAGGCATATTAACAGAAACATTCTGTACTTTATTAAAATCTATGTTATATCCAAATAATTTCATTACCAAAGTTGATTTGATGTTTTAATTGTACCACCGTTTGAGTTACCCCATCTAATTGAAACACCTTGTTGTGGTAAAATACTAGGTAAATCTGCTGTTAAATCTCCACTTGCACAACGTTTAAGCCATGCAATAGCCCCACCGTTTTGTGTAGCATTATTTCCATCATAACGTTCCTTTCTTAAATCTGGAACATTACGGGGGTTAATTCTGCTATGTAAATGGTATAAAGTAATATCTAAAAGATACATTACTATTTGTTGGTTTCTATTATCTCCTTCTGTCCATTTAGTAGTATCATCTGGGTAAGCAGCAGTTAATGTATAAGCACTACCAACGCTCCAAAATTGTGTTTCAGTTGGTAAAATACCTTTACAGTTTAATAAACAAGTGTATTCAATATTATCAAAATAAACCTTATCTCCAGCAACATAAGAAGTAGAGTTATTATACTCATCTTCTGGTAATGTAACATAAAATAGTGATTTATCAACAGCCTTTAAAGTCCATTCAGAAGCATTAAAAGCGTGTGCTGTTGATCCTGCAATAGATTTGTAAATATTACCATTATAAACTACATATTGTCCAGTAGTGTAAACAGTAGTAGCACTAAAAGCACTTGCAGTCCATTCAACTAATTGTTTGCCGTTATAAGTAGCAGTAACATCAAAAACTTTAGTATCTGTAAAAATAGAATTAATTAAATAGCGTTGTGCTAAATAACTAATCATTTCGCTTTGTGCGGATTGCTCAACATCTAGTTTAGTTTGTTGGTTAGATTCGATTATTTG